TCAATTGAGTCTGGACCCTAGTAGGTGCCCTTTTCTCACAAAGGACCCCAGAGCCACGCGCGACGAAAATGTGCCCTCATAGCTCGATGTAATAGTCATTGCGGCTTGCTGCGCTGCTAAGAGTGCTTCGTATTCAGCCAGCTTTCTTCTGGCTAGCTTTATTTTATCAAGAGCATCTGCAAGGTGCTTTCCGGCTTTATCCGCATCGAGTTTTGCGCCCCCATACTCGATTTTGGCCCTATCCAGATTCGTCTGCAACTCCTGATCCGACTTCCAGTCTGGACTTACAATTTTGCTTTGCGTTACCGAATTTTGAGTAGTCGTTGTCGTCTGATGTGTAGTGCCACTGCTAGAGCCGTCTGTCTTATTTCTGTCCCCGAGGGTCGAGATAGACGATGTTTTTTGCGATTCTGAACCGTCAGAAGTAGCTGTTGAGCTGCTGGTGGTGGTCGATTCCATCGGGAAAAAAAATAAGGTATCAATGTTTTGGGGAGGGGGGTTAAGGGTCGTGTATTCGCCAAGCGTCAATTTGTAGTACTCATTCCGTATGCGAACCTCTCTCTCGGCCCCGGAAACAATCTCATGCAGAAGCGCAACCTTTTCATTTAACTCATCGATCTCAGCTTGTACGCGCCCATCCAAAAACGGACGTTCGATAATGTCGATGTGTTCCTTAAATAGAGCCAAGTGAATTGCAAATCGGTCGAGGTTGAAAGATTTCAGGACAAGGAGCCTTTGACCTTTTTTAATAGGGCCGTCGAGCACGTCGATTGTCTCTACTTGGACATCGTCCGGGGCTTCAATGGCAAGATTTTTCACTGGCTGGCTCCATGCGCGGATAGAATGCAGGCACCTGTGCGTAAGAGACCTCTTCGATCCATCACCTTTAACTCGGTCGTCTGCTTAGGATGCGAAAATGTAACCTCCTAGATCAGATTACAGAACATATACGGATGCAAGCTCGGCTGTTAACAACTGCTCCACGATTGTGTCGGCAAGAGAGACGCCGAGGTTCGGCCACACACCAGGCGGCGAGTTAGTCTTCTTGTGTGATGTCTGCGTTGGGTCATTCGCGACCGGGTCGAGCCAGCAGCAAGTCCGGCCATGTCCGCTTTGCCGCCGAAAGCGGAAGTAAATTCAGTCCATTAGCGGCCCCGCTACTGGATGTTGAGGCCGAGATATTGGTGCCGGTCAGGAAGCCCGGATCGCGGCCTCAATCCTCTTTCTCCTGATGCCCCTCACCTTCTCCAGCATCTCGCCATGCGAGAGGGTGGAAACGCCGCTCTTCTCCGCGGCGAGGCGTATGGCTTGCACGGCGAACTCCGGCGTGATGTCGAACCAGTCGTTCGCAAGTCTCCGCTTCGCCTTGTCGAGGGTGGCTGTCGCCTCGTTGAAGAGGCGGATGGCAAGCATGTCGCCTGCGACCCAGGCGATGTGATGGATCTGCAGTTCCTTCCAGCTCCCCAGCTGGAGGGCCTGCATCCGATCCTTGAGCTGACGCGCCCAGCCGATCCTTAGCGGCCGGCCCCCGGTGGGACCCACCGCGTAGACGCAGGCGTACTGAAGTTCATCGAAGATTGCTCGTTCTGGCTTTGAGGAAAGCCACGGAAGCCCACATACAATTTCAGTTTTCTGCATCGCCAGAGCCCTACCACAATATTTGCACGACTGCAAATTTAGCTCTTGCGCTGGATGCAAATGCAAATTATCCCCCTCGGCAAAGGAGAACAACCATGCCCGATAGAAGAGTCCTGTCCGCCGCCGGCCTACAAATCCGCGAGGCCGAGCTGAAGGCGGCCCTGGAGATCCGCGAGCTGTTCGCACAGGGCGTACTTCAGCACGACCGCGAACTCAGCGTCGACCGGCCGGACGGGTTCAACATGAACATCGTCTCCGACGAGACCGAGTGCGGCACCACCTGCTGCATCGGCGGCTGGATGTTCCGTGCCATGGAGCGCGACCGCACCGCGCCCTGCGCCACCGCTGCCGAGTATGTCCAGCGAGCAAGCAGCCGCGCGCTCTATCCGCTGTTCTTCCCGCTGCAAGACCAGCGGCGGCAGTGGATGGTTGACACCGATGGCCACACTTACGACGGCCCGGAATACATCGACATCGCGCCGTCCCAGGCGCTGGAAGCGATGGACAACTTCCTTGCGACCGGTGATCCGAACTGGCCGCGCGTCCTCCACCTCGAAAACATCGAGGTCGCCCGTGCTTGATTTCAGCCGACCGCTACAGACCAGGTCCGGTCTCCCTGTCCGCCTTCTCGGCTACAACTTCAAGAACGAGAATGGCCCGCTGCTCATTGCCGTCACCTATGAGGATGGCGTCGAGCGGCTCGGCTGGCGACGCGAGGACGGCGCCTACCCCCTGAAGGGTAGCAGCCAGTGGGACATCGTCTACGCCGTGAAGCGCGAAGTCGTCATCACGGTTGAAGGCGGCATGGCCGACGTCGCCAGCCTCCCGACCGACGTCGAGGTCACCATCATCGACTACGACGTGGATGGGATCGAAGGCGAAGACCTGCTCGAACACAACGGCAAGCCCTGCATCATCCACCGGTACGGACCGGGCGAGAAGCCGTGACCTGACACGCGCTTGAATTCAAAGCGTTTGCAACACCCCGTCATCAGAACCCAGCGAGCCGCCCCTGTTGACGGGGTGGGATCAACAACGGCCCGCATAAGGAGAGACTGCATGAACCCGTTTGGCTTTAACAATCCCCTCTTCGGTCGTCCTGCTGCACTGCCGGCGCCCGAGGTCGAGACACTCGCAGGAGGCTACGTCGAGACGCAGCAACCGGTCGAGGCTGTGACTGAGCCGGCTGCTGAGCCGGTGATCGAAGGCGAAGTCCTGGCGCCCCAGGAAACATTCGATGTCGCCCTCGCGGTTGTCGTCGAGGAAGCTCCGATCGTTTCGGAAGCCGTCATCCTCGCGGCCGAACCGAAGTATCCGGCCGGCGCGATCGACTTCAACAAGCCGTTCATCGTGGTCGATGCGAACGACGAGGACGACGTCCACGCCGACTCCCGGATCGTCGCGGTGCTCGCCGGCAATTCGTACCCGGTGGTCATCGTCTCGAACCACGACGACGAGGAGGTCATCCACCAGTTCGACACCGATGGCGACGAGTTGAACGGCTACGCCCAGGTCATCCAAGTCGAGGAGCAGATGTATCCCCGGACCATCTATGTCCTCGTCGACCTGACCAAGCGCGGCAAGATCATGGTCGATGGCGGCACCTTCTTCGACAGCTACGATGAAGCGGTCGAGCACCTGGCCAACGGAGAAGGCGGGGACGATCTGGACGGCGACCTCGTGGCGATCATGCCGATCACCGTCACGGCCGACGACTTCAAGCCGATCAACGACTACGTCAAGCCCGAGGTTGTCGAGCCGGAGGCGATCGTCGAGGAGCCGACCGACGACGTCGAGGGCATCGAGCGTGACGATGACGAACTCGACGTGATCGAGACCGAGCAGGAAGAGAACGGCGACGACGTTGCCGAGGCTCTGCCCGAGGGCGCGGTCTGGGTCAACGGCATCGTCCGCAAGCCGGGCGACAAGGTGACCACCTACCGCACCGAGAAGGGCGAGCGTCGCTGCACGATCCTCAAGACGCGCAACGATCCGTTCAAGAGCCTGTACGTCCAGGCCGACAACGGCACCGAGGAGCCCTACTGGGCCCGCAACAAGAACGTCCGTCACTACTGAGCCTGATGGCGGCCCGTCCTCTTCGGGGGGCGGGCTCTCCCTCCATGGATAACACATGTTCGACAACAACAGAGCCTTCGACGAGGGCTGGGGCATCTTCGAATGTCACGGCAGCCAGAACGGACCGTGGCAACTCCAGAAGCTCGACGAGTCCCCTCGCCTCCGCAACGACCTTGAGGCCTGGCGCCTGGTCGTCGACTACGCGAACGCCGGCAGCGACTACCACGTCAAAGCGCTGCAGTTTCTCGCTGAGCACAACCCGCTCGAACACAACTGCATCATGGACACCATCATGCGGAGGGCCGTGGCGTGAGGGTCATCTCTGAAGCCGATTTTGCTGAGCGCCTTCGTGTTGTGCTTCGAGCACACCGCGTGGAAGACGTCGGCTGCGTCACCGGCCCGGGAAGATCCGGCGCGATTGCGTCGGTCTACACCTCCCACATCCTGGGCATCCCCTTCATTCCCTACGGTCAGCTCTGCCCTGAGAAGTTCAGGCTGCTGATCATCGACACCGCGCGCGAAAGCGGCAGGACGCTGCGCAAGGCAGCCCGCTGGTACCGTAACGCCAACCCCATCGTCATCGCCGTCTACGAAGAGCCGCCCCGCGTGGCCTTCTGGTACGAGGCGCCGAAGCCACAGCGCTATCGGCACGAGAGGAGCTGCTCGAGTCATGAAGCATTTGAGGTCCTTCATCCGGCAGCGCCGGCACCGACACCCATGCTGCAAGGGTGAGCCGGCACAACGCGCGATCGGCGCGGCGTTCCGCTTCCTCCTGGAGAGCCGCACCTGGAAGCGCCACCCCGCTCCGTTCAGCAAATCACGACGAGGTAGCTTGCGGAAGGCCGAGCAGCATTTCGTCATCGAGAGCAAACGGGCCTTCGTATGAGTGACATCCGTGACCTGGAATACATCCGCGGCTATTTCCGCACCCACTTCGACTGCCCTCATTGCGAATACGACTTCAGTGAGGAAGGAGACAAATCCTCCGAGGTCATCGAGTGCCCGTCCTGCCAGCGGAAGTTCTACTGCCGAGAGGTCTGGTAGCGACTTCTGGGTCAGGTGCGGCAAGGCGTACACCAACGCCGAGCTGACCATCATCAAGCGCAATCGGCACTTGAGAACGCACGAGCTGCAGAAGCTGCTGCCCGGTCGGTCCCGGCAGTCGATTGCCAAGAAGCGCGGGACCACCGGCTTCACCTACCGCCGGCCACCGTTCACCCAGGGCGAGGACGAGGAGATCAGGCGCGCTGCTCCGACCAAGGGAGCGACCGCGATCACCCACATCCTGCCTCATCGGACGCCTTGGGAAATCAACAAGCGTGCCCAGGAGCTGGGCATCAAGCTGTTCAACTACCACGACAAGCCTCTCACCATCATCGGCGAGCCGCTCGCGGATGCCATCCGGCAGCGCGCCAGAGAGGACGGCCTCTCGATGCGCGGTCTCGACGCCGAGCTGAACACCGGGGGCTACTTCACCAACTGTGCGGCCCTGCGCGTCAGACGAGGCAGCGGTCCGTACATGCCAAACATTCGCAAGGCGATCGAGTTCTTCGACGCCGAGCTTGTAACCGGTCCCGATGGGACCATCACCATAGACTGGAAGGACTTCTGAAATGGGCTCAACTCGCACACCAATGATACCTCACCGCGGATCAAGGGCTGACCTCTCGCGTCGGCGCAAGGAAGCGCAACTCCTGATGATCGAGGACAGCCGGATCGACGAGGCTATCGTCCTCGCCGGCATCCGTGAGCAGGTCAGGATCTTCGGGTTCGATAGCGTCCGGGGTCTGTGATGTCCGAAATCCGCTTCAAGCAGGTCATCATCGGACGCGCCGACAATCCGTTCCTGGTCCTGGACAACGACATCGATGTCCGCGGGAACAATTACGACACGCTGCGCACCATGGCCGCTCAAGCGATGATGGACGCGAACTTCCCTCGCAGGACTTGGATCGACTTCGAGGTCGAGGGGCACAAGTTCAAGGCGAAGATGCACTACAACGACATCTGGGTACGGAAACGATGACCGATCCCGACGATCAGACCGGCAAGCCTGTGCTCAGCGCCAGGCTCAACGGCGACACCATTCGCGCCAAGTGGCCCGGCAAACGCTGGCACGGCAAGTACAAGAACATCGACGAAGTCTGCGACGCTGCCCACGATGATGGGCTCGCCTCCTTCGTCATCGACTACGTCACCGAGGAAGACTGATGAAGAGATCAATGGCAGAGCTGACGTCGGAGCTGGTGGACATGGAACGCCAGCGCGACGATCTCTTCGCTCAGCGTGCTCCGATCGATCGGAGGATCGAACATGTGACTAAGAGAATTGCGCACTTCAACGAACTGATCGGCGAGATCATGGCGGAGGAAGGACGCAAGAACGGCCCGGACTGGAAGACCCTGGTCCGGCAGGAAGACGACGGGCGAAAGTATTACGAGTACGTCCAGTCGCAATTCGCAAGCATCGGGCTTGGGTGTGAAGGATATTGGTCCGACACCTACGACCGAAACCTGCGGATCTCGATGACGAAGGGTTCGCAAGAGAGCTTCGACATCACCAAACGAGCCATAGACCTGATCGCGCCGTTGCTGACTGAAAAGGACGGCATGGTCAGGTTCTCGATCTTCGAGCGCTCACTGTCCGCCAATGGCATCTACATGTTGTGGGTGACCAAAGACTTGCAGCGCGCGAAGGTCACGCTCAATCGCTGGGACAAATTTGAAGGGACGCTCGATGAGGTCCTGACTCGCATCCAGCGAGATCACTACTACGACGAGGTTGGCGACTGAGCGCATGAAGGCTCAGTTCCTATTCTTCAACGCGACACCAAGGGACTACGGACTTGAGAAGACATTGTTGGACGGGCGGACCCAACAAGACCATCAACAACGATAACAGAGGAATCGAAGATGATGATCACTACGCACTGGTACTACCCCCGAGACAGACCACGGGCCGGCGCCTGAAACGACGCCACCTGAAGCTGACGAAGGGATCATATGACACGAATGTACAATGCCAGGGACAGACCACCGCGCACAGGGTCGCGGCCCATCTCTGAGTTCGGTTAGTAGATTTAGCTTGCACGCTCGCTTGCTTGAATGCAAATAGATTGCATCTGTACGAGCCAAAGGCCGCTGGCCCCACATACTAGGGACCAGCCCGCGGCCAAACGACGGAATTCGCGCGCCTTGCGGTGCGCATGAATGCAAACCGAAGAAGCAAACGGAGACTGCGATGTCGTTCTACCTGGTCCGGCTCGAGCCTGATGGCAACGGCGCCTTGATCGATGTGCCGCTACCCGACTACGGCCCCTACGAGAAGGGTGGCGAAGCGGCGAAGATGGCGAAGCAGCTGAGCGATCAGCGTGGCTACAAGGTTCAGCCGCGTCGCTCGCATCAGGCGCCGGATTGGCGTGAGCGCCAGGCGAAGCGTCTCGCCGATGGCAGCATCACTCCCCTCCCCGCTGCCTGGGATCTTCCGGCTATTGCTGACCACTTCGCGCACCTCGCGAACAGCGACAACACCAAGATCGCGTTCACCGAGAGCGAAGACCTGGGCATCATCGATCGCGTAACGATCGTGACCCCCGGTCGCTACCTCACCCGCTTCTATCCGGAGGTGGATGACGACAGGCGCCGGAAGCTGATCGCCGCGATCGATCCGAACAGCGAGATCAAGTACGCCACCACGCAGGACGAGATCACCTGGGTCTACAAGGAAGGCCCAGAGTCCTGCATGGATAACCGGAAGGCTCGCGGGTTCGATCAGTATCCGGTGTGGCCGACCGCAGTCTATGCGGCTGGCGATCTGGTGATCGCGTATCAGCTCAACGAGCGCAACCGCATCCAGTCGCGCTGCCTCTGCTGGCCCGAGAAGAAGCTGTTCGGCCGGGTGTTCGGCGACTTCCAGCGGATGAAAGCCGCGATGGAAGCCGAGGGCTACACCTACATCCGCGAGGACAACAAGGTCGAGGGCAACCTCACGGCTGGGCAGTTCGAAGGCGCTCGCATCCTGAAGGTCGAGATGTCGAACGACAAGGGGTCTTACGTCCTCCCCTATTTCGACGACATCTACTGCGTCCACGACAAGGGCGACCACTTCGTCACCGCGAGGGCGCTGCCCGAACCCGGGCCCGATGTTCGCTATGCGGCCAGCGGCGGGACAGACGGCACCTCGGTGCTGATGCGCTGGTGTCCGAAGGCCCGGTCATTCGAGATGGATTGCGGCTTCGCCTACGTCCATCACGAGGACGAGTATTGGTCCCGCGCCGCCCGCAACACACACGCCTTCACATGCTCGGCGACAGGCCAGGAATGGCCCGTCGAGCACCGGGAGTACGTGACCGTCGAGGGTCGGGTCCAGAGCTGGAATCCTGTTCACTTCCATCTGCACGGTGAGACGTGTCAGCACTCCGGCGACAGCTTCCCTCATGAGGAAATCGTCACGCTGTCGAATGGCATGCGGGTTCACAAGCTCTACTGTGCCCACATCGACGGCGAGGACGTCCTCTGCGATGGCGGCAAGGCCTTCGAGACGCCGGACTTCTCCTGGCACAAACCGGTGGAAGCATTCCCGGAGTTCACAGTCAGGAGCGATGACTTCATCGACGCTATGAGCCTCGCGCTCACCTCGTCGACGGTCACCGTCACCAACCAGGTCGTCATCGAGCCTGAGGCGGCCAACACCAACGAGCAGATCGATCCGGCGTACCTCGATCGGTTCAACCGGATGATCCAGCGAGAAATCGAGCGGTCTCTCCTCATCGGAGATACCCGCCTCGTCAACACCCGCGCAGCCTAACCAGAAAGCACTGACATGACTGACTTCGAGATCATCTCGTTGATGCATACCTATTGCCGTCCGGCAAACTCTCCGGCGGAGGCGCGGTTCATCGATCGCTTCCTCAAGCCGTTGGGTGTGACCAAGGACCAGTTCGGCAACCACTTCATCAAGATCGGCGATGACCCGATCGTGCTGTGGTCGTCGCACACCGACACCGTCCATACCCGTGACGGCATCCAGGAGATCGACTTTGACGGCACCTACCTGAAGCTGCCGGCAGAGTCCAAGTCGAGCTGCCTTGGTGCCGACTGCACCGCAGGCATCTGGGTGATGACGGAGATGATCAAGGCCAAGGTGCCTGGTCACTACGTCTTCCACTGCGCCGAGGAGATCGGGTGCGTCGGGTCTCGGGCGATCGCCGAGCAGAACCCGAAGTTCCTGGACGGCATCAAGGCGGCTGTCGCCTTCGACCGCTTCGGGGTCGGCTCCGTGATCACCCATCAGGGGACACGGACGGCCTCCGACGCTTTCGGCGAGTCGATGATGGCTCAGCTGCCGAAGCGGTTCAAGCTGGACCCGACCGGCTTGGTGACCGACACGAAGCAGTACCGCGAGATCGTGCCGGAATGCACGAACATCTCGGTCGGCTACTTCGATCACCACAAACCGACTGAGCGGCTGGACGTGGCGCATCTGATCGAGCTGCGCAACCACATGGTCCAGTTCGACGCCGGCAAGCTGGTCATCGAGCGAGACCCGACCATCGTGCCGCTGCGAAGCGAACGGATGTCTGCGCCGGCACCTCGCCGCCGGCCCGCGTTCAGCAGCCTCGCCGCATTCCGCAGTCTGCTGGCAACCGACATCGCCGACCTGGTGTGGACCTATCCGCGCCTGGTTGCGCAATTCCTCGAAGAGGAGATGGGCGTCTCATTCGACGAGCTGGAGCACTACATCCAGCACGGCGAAATGCCCGGCCTGCTCTTCGATGACGAAGACGAGGACGAGGACGGTGGCGAAGAGCCCGTCCGTCGTCGCGCTTAATCCCGTCCCATCACATCACGATCGAGGAACAGATCAATGAAACTTGATATGCAGCAGCGCACCAACGTCACGTCCGGCTCCCTGAAGCGGACGAAGGTCGAGTTCGAGGCCAACGCGGTGTCGTTCTACGCTCAGGTCACAGGTCTTGCGAAGGACAAGATCCGCTACCCGATGCGCGAGATTTCGAGCAATGCCTGGGACGAGTGCAAGGGCAACTTCGAGGTCCACCTGCCGACCGAACTCAATCCGATCTTCCGGGTGCGCGACTACGGTCCGGGCATGTCGGACGACACCATGCAGCAGGTCTACGGCAAGCTCTACGCTTCGACCAAGCGGACGGACAATGGCAAAGTCGGCGGCTGGGGCCTGGGCTCCAAGAGCCCGTTCTCCTACCTGATCACCGACAATGGCGCCGGCACCTACAACGTCACATCCTACCACGACGGCTGGATGCGCTCCTACGTGATGTCGCTCTCCGATGGGGGCGAGCTGATCATGGACACCATGATCGAGATGCCGACCACCGAGCCGTCTGGTCTCGAAGTGTCGTTCGCGGTTCGCCGCGAGGACATCTACGACTTCCACCAGGCAGCGCGTGACGTGCTGTGGGGCTTCAACCCGCGACCGACGATCTTCCCGGCGATCGAGTGGGACGAGCCGATCATCCAGTCGCAGGGCGAATACTGGACCACCTACAAGCACTCCTCGGTTCCGTTCTACGGTCCCCACGTCCGCATGGGCTGCGCGATCTATCCGTTCGACCTCAGCCAGATCCGCAGCTCGGGCTTCCTCAGCGAGAACGACTGCGTCCTGTTCGAGGCGCCGATCGGCTCTCTCAAGGTCACCCTGTCCCGCGAGCAGATCGCCTACAGCGACGGGACCAAGGCGACGCTGACCGAGCTGGTGCAGGCATACGAAAGCGCCTTCATCACCCAGCTCCAGGACAAGGTCGATGCCTCGGAGAACCTGTTCGCTGCCAATCAGGCCTGCCACGACATGTGCGTTGGACTGGGCGAGACCCGCGAGGCCCGGATGCGCAACGCCGTGACCTGGCGTGGTCACCGGCTGTCGACCACCCTGAGCGTGCCGGGCGCCAAGCTCTGCACGCTTCCGGACGGCTGGCACCACTTCGATAAGTTCGAGGGTGGATCAGTCAGGTCGAGCTGGCCGCGTGACGCCAAGATCGTGATGGAGCACACACCGCGGTATTCGCTCAGCCGGTTCGCCATGGCCAACCTGGTCGGAGAGAAGATCCTCTGGGTGCGCTGCAAGCGGGCCGATCGCGCGACTGTCCTTCATCACCTCGGCAATCCTGAGGTCATTGATCTCGACGCCTTCAAGGTGCCGGTCGAGAAGGTCCTCGGCAAGCTGGTCCGCAAACGCAAGACCATCGAGATCCTCGAAGAGGGTCAGTTGCGTTCTACCACCCAGCACGTCGACCTAGCAGACGGCGGCTACTTCGTCGAGCAGGCGCCGGCACCCTACAGCCGGCGGCGGCGCGGTGAGTACTTCCGTCTCACGCCGCATGGTTCGGGCGTCCGTCTCTACGACATGGACACCCTGATCAAGCTATGCGTCAAGTTCGGCTTCATCGACCCGGGCACCACCGTCCTGGTCAAGCAGCCGGGTCAGGAAGTGCCAGACAACTGGACGATGCTCGGCCCCGAGCTGATCGATCAGCTGAAGGACAAGGTCGATCTGACTGAGCAAACCGGCCTGAAGGACAAGACGCTCAGCAATCTCGACTACCGCCTCAAGGGTATCGCGAAGCTGGCCGTCTGGGAAAGGGCTCCTGAGGATCTGAAGGAGTTCAAGGCAGACCTCGACGCGCTGATCGAAGTCCTGAAGCAGAACAAGGTGGAAGAGACCGACTCCGACAGGGCGATCGATGCCCTGGCGAGCCTCGGTGTCCATACCGACACGCCTGCTGTCGTCTGTCCTATCAGGGTGATCGACCAAAAGTGGACGGACATCTGCGACGAATATCCGTTGATGCGCAACATCATCGGCGGATTGAGCCAGTACGGCGACAACGTGAATGTCCGCGACAACCTCAACCACTACTTCGAGCTGCTCTGCCGTCCGCCCTTGGCGGATGAGTCGGCCAGCTCGGAGCACATCGAACTCGATCAAGCCGCTTAAGAACGGAGCACATCATGATCCCCGCGGTCATCACCGATACTTCGATCATGTTCTTTGCCAAGGGCCGTGCATGGACCTTGGCGGAGGATCACCCGAAGTTCCACGACGTGAAGGCAATCCTGGCATCCGGGTCTGACGACATCGATACGGTCGTGCAGATGACGGACGTTCGGGTTGCCGTGGAGGCGGCGACCGCGGGTCGTGCTGTTCTGACTAACAAGGCCCTGACCCTCGACGGTCAGGAGCTGTCAGTGGCCTGGCGCAAGAAGGCTGTCAGCCAGCCCGACAGCCTCAAGGTCCTTATCGTCAACACTGGCGACAAGGTCCGGGTCCAGGGCGACGACGACGCGCCGGACGGCATCTACATCGTCGGCGACCTCGACGACACCGACATCAACAAGCGGGTCATGGTCGAGGACGAGCAAGGCGAAGGCTACTTCGGCTACGTCGCGAACACCTCGATCAAGGAGATCATGCACGATGCCGCGTGATCCCCGGGTCGACCCCCTCATCGCAGAAGCGGAACGGCAGTGCGAGGGCTGCCGTCTGGCCTGGCGGCTGGACGGATGGAAGCACCGCAAGCCGATGCCGATCATCTGCACAGCCCAATCCATTCGACAGGAGCTGCGCGATATCGCGGCCCAGCTGCCCTGGCGGGTGGCCAAACAGAAGGACCAACGAAATGCCGAAGACTCTGACAAAACTGCAGGAGCGCATCGTTGCGCGCGTCCTGGCAATGCCCGTCACCCAAACCCTGTATCTCCGGGAGGGCCACGTCACTTCGCTGAATAACCTGAAGGACAAGGGATTCATCGACGAGCACTGCTACTCGATGGTCCAGACCCACCACCTGACCGAGCGGGTCAAGACGGTGTTCTTCATCGAGAACGGCGACGTGTTCGCGATCGAGGACATCTACGACAACTGCTGGATCGTGTTCGAGGACCGCAAGGTCATCGCGCAGCCCAGGAGCGACGCCAACGCCCAGCGGATCGTCGCTGCGCTGAAGATGCTGCGGAACCAGGAACTGGCGACCGCCGCCTAATTTGCATTTTTTGCAACTACCAGTTTGCTTGAATGCAAAAGCTTGCTAACTGTCTCACGCCAACCCATGACCGAGAGATCCACCATGTTCGTTCCTTCCCCGCAGCAGGCGGCCTTCATCGACGAGGCGATGACCGGCGTCAGCTCGATCGTCCTGATCGCCGTGGCCGGCGCCGGCAAGACCACCACCATCCTCCAGGCAGTCGGCAAGATGCGCGGCTCCACTGTCATCCTCGCCTTCGGCAAGAAGATCGCCGAGGAGATCAAGGGTAAGCTCAACAAGATGGGCATCGACTGGAAGAAAGCGGAAGCCTCGACCTGTCACGCCATGGGCCTGCGCAACTACCGCAAGACCTACCCGAACGTCCGCGTCGACGAGGAGAAGGTCGCCCGCATCACCGCCTCGTGGGTCGATTGCAACAGGATCGATGCGACGCTGTCGCCTCACGTCGCGATCATCTGCCAGCTCGTCGGCCTCGCCAAGCAGAGCGGCCTCGGCATCCCCGGTCAGGGTCACATCGATGACACCTCGATCTGGGAGGACATCGCCGAGCACTTCGACCTGTTCGACGAAGAGGCCACCCAGAAGAAGGCCGACGACCTCATCGAGATGGCGATCGAGGTGTTGAAGGAGTCCAACCAGAACACCGACGTCGTCGACTTCAACGACATGATCTACCTGCCCCTGCTCTACCAGATCAGGTTCTGGCAGTACGACAACGTCGTGATCGACGAGGCGCAGGACACCAACACGGTCCGCCGGCTGCTGGCGCGAGCTCTGATGAAGCCCAACGGCCGGCTGATGGCTGTCGGCGATCCCCACCAGGCCGTCTTCGGCTTCACGGGCGCCGACAACGACAGCCTCGACATCATCAAGCAGGAGTTCGGTTGCAAGGAGATGCCGCTGACGGTGACCTACCGCTGCCCGAAGACGGTGGTGAAGTTCGCCCAGACCTGGGTGAGCCACATCCTGGCACACCCCTCCTCGCCCGAAGGCACCATCTCGCTTGAGACTTTCGAGCAGATGATCCAGACGCGCGATCGGCTCAACGGTGACGCGGCGATCCTGTGCCGCAACACCCGCCCGCTGGTCACGGCTGCGTTTGCCCTGATCCGCGAGAAGATCCCGTGCCGCATCGAAGGCCGGGACATCGGCGAAGCCCTCAAGAAGCTGGCCACCCGCTGGAAGTCGATCAAGACGATCCCGGCGCTGGAGGACAAGCTGGAGGACTGGCTGGAGAAGGAGAAGGAGCGCTGGCTGCCGAAGAAGAAGATGGCCAAGGTCCAGGAGGCCGAGGACAAGTTCGAGACGCTGAAGGTGATCATGGATGCGTGCCGCGAGGACAAGCGGAACGACATCCAGGCGGTCGTCAGCTACATCGACAACATCTTCTCCGACAACGTACAGGGCATTCTGACGCTCTCGACGATCCATCGATCGAAGGGCCGCGAATGGAAGCGCGTGTTCTGGCTCGACCGGTTCAACACCTGCCCGTCGAAGTACGCGACCATGCCCTGGGAGAAGGAACAGGAGATCAATCTGCAATACGTGGCCGCGACCCGTGCCATGAACGAGCTGATCGATCTCTTCCCGCCGCTCCCGAAGGTGCAGCCGGTGAACGACAACAACAAGCAGCCGGCGGAGAAAGCAGCGTGAAGCTGCACTATCCGTTCGGTCCAGCGCCAGAGGGTAAAGACGTCCTCTGGCGCTGCGAGGCGAAGCGCTACTCGGTGGTCATCGATCCTGATGCCGACCGATATAGCGTGACGCCTCCCCGCCTGGAGATGACGTGGTGGCTTGTCGATCACCGCACTCCGAAGGGCGCCTGGGTCTGTGGCAAGTTCGTGCTGCTGACCGCCACGAAAAAGTGGGCCTGCGAGACGGAAGAGCAGGCTCTCGAATCCTTCAAGGCCAGGAAGCGAAAGCAGATCGGCATCCTCACTGCCCAGCTCGCTTACGCCCAGCGCCAGCTCGCGCTGACTGAGCCTAACCATGTCGAGCTGTTTGCATGAATTCAAAGGAGAAACCAATGAACGGTTTTATTCTGTACCGCGGCCCGTCCATGATCGACGGCAAGGAGATCGTCGTCATTGCGACCGGACTCGAGGACGGAGGGTCCAACTCGAAGACCGGCGCGATGGTCCAGATCTACATCATGCGTGCCGATCAGAACCCGCTCCAGGCCGTGCAGAACGGCTCTGACGTGTCGATCTGCGGCGGCTGCCGGCACCGCGGCAAGATCATCCTCGACCCGCTGACGGGCAACCGCAAGAACGTGGGACGGTCCTGCTACGTGGTGCTCTTCCAGGGGCCGCGCGTGGTCTATGACGCCTTTCAGCGCGGCATCTATCAGGAGATCCCTCTCCCCAAGGCGCGCAAGCTGCTCGCCCGCAAGGTAGTCCGCGTCGGCACCTACGGCGATCCCGGTGCTGTCCCGATCAACGTCTGGAAGGTGGCGCTGAGCCAGGTCTCTGCGCTCAACGGCTACACCCACCTCTGGCGCGAGTATCCCGCGCTGGCGGAGTTCTGCATGGCCTCCTGCGACAGCGAGGTCGATCGCGTGCTGGCGAAGGCTCTAGGCTTCCGGACCTATCGAGTCCGCGGCCAGAACGATCCGAAGCTGGAAGGCGAAGGCCATTGCCCGGCATCTGCTGAGATGGGCAAGGCAGTGCAGTGCGCGCAGTGCATGCTGTGCGGCGGTCATCGTGCCAAGGCTAAGGCCGACATCACCATCGAAGCTCACGGCCCCGGCCGGCGCAACTTCGAACGCTCAAGGGAGAGCGCGTGATGGCCAGGAACTTGCGGGACAACTCCTGGCAGAACGTCTCGGTCCTCGAAGACGAGTTCGATGACTTCGAGGCCGACGAGACATTCCGCGTCAACCGCGGCGCGGGAAGAGTCGCTTCCCGCCATCGCGGGGAATACCGGCGGAAGAACCCCAACAACGAAGACGGTTACGGCGAACTGGATTTCGCCTGACAACGGAGCATCACAATGGAAACTCAGGAGATGGAGCGCAGGATCGCGCGCCAGATTATCGATGACGGCCTCGCCGCCGGCTACACGATCGACGTGTACGACGGCGAGGAGACCGTCCTAAAACGCAGCACCGATCCCGAAGCGATCATCGGTGCCATGTTCTCGACCGATAGCGACATGCTGATCTTCCACGAGGGAGACAGGCGCAAGGGATCGGTCTGGTTCGTCTACGGCAATTCGGGATGGGATGTGGTCGCCGACTACAGCACCAACCTCGAACACATCATGGCGGGCGCCGACAAGCTGTCCGACGACTTCCTGGAGCAGATCCATGCAGCGGCTGGCTGAAGCTTCAGGGTTCAAGGTCGGCCAGCAGGTGACCGTCCTGATCGAGACCAAGGGCGCCGATCACGAGGACATCGAGCACACCATGCCGGCGGGATCTGCCGGCATCATCGACAGCATCGATCGCTACGACAACGACCAGGGCATCGTCTTCACGGTCGTGATCCCTGTCGATGCGACAAACGAGCGCTGCATCGTCAATGCGTTCGACGAGCTGGACGGCGACATCACCAAATTCCTCGCCGCGAAATCAACCAAGGAGCCATCGTGAAGAAGAAAGCAGCAGCGGCCCTCGTGCAGGTGATCGCGTTCAAGCCGCCCGGGCCGAAGTGGCATCCGGTCGGCGAGCCGACAGAGCGACCCAAAGCGGTCCTAATTCTGGCGGCCGAGTGGCGAGCTAAACACCTCGCGCGCATCATTCCAATCAAAACGGCGTCATCAAAGGCGTCGTGACAACGGGGTTGCACGAATTCAAATGAGCGTCTATCTCTTGCATATCGAGCCCAGCTATCAACATGCTAGGCACTACATCGGATTCTGTGAAGAAACCGATCCTCAACGGAGGTTGGAACGTCACCTGGCGGGCAGAGGATCGCCGCTTATCAAAGCGGCGGTGTCTTCGGGCTGCGCAGTCCAGGTCGCCCACTTCTTTCCCGGAGCCGACAGAAATTTCGAGAGAAAGCTGAAGAACTGCGGGAGCGCCCGAAGGTGGTGTCCGGCGTGCGGGTTAAACGCGCGCCCGATACCGAAATTTGAAACCGAAATCGTCAGCCAGGCATAGTCCTATGCTGCCGTGCCCAGCCATCTGGGTCCGTTACGATTCGTGCGAGCGCAAACGCTAACTTGATGAGGTTGGGAATGTCGCTTCGCAGTAGGAAGGCGTCGGATAAGTTTCTGACTGGAAGGGAGGTCCGGGTGTGGAGATTGTCCCGGAACCTGACACAGCCCGAGCTGGGCAAATGGCTCGGGCTCACTCCACAGGCTGTCGCCCGCTACGAGATCGTGGGTGTCACCAAGGCGACAGCACTTGCCTTCTCCGCCATCGATCGCGGACTCAAGCCAGTGAAGCTGTCCAAGTCGGACTACAAGCTGGCGGAAGACCGGGCGAATGGAAAACCCAAAGAAGAGGAGTTGAATGAGTAAGACAGCGCAGAAGACAGCGCCGCCTCCATCTACCCCGCCGCCATCGATCAACGCCAAGTTCCAAAGCCGGCTTCCCCAGATCATCGAAGAGATCTGCAAGGGGCTGGCTGTGATCGAGCCTGCAGTTCAGGATGTATCAATCCCGCTGCGGGAATTTCAGGACTACCTGACGTTCGAGATCTCCAAGGTCAAGCTGGAGTTGGAGCGCGCAGCCTGGGACTCCAAGGTCGATCAGACCAAGGTGGCGGCCGACAAGGCGTGGTTGGCGAAAATGGAGCAGCTGCAGAAGGACTTCGACGTCGTACGCATGACGTCATCCGTCACCTTCATCCGGACGGCTGTGGCCCGGATGCAGGACACATTTGATATGAGGGTCGCCTGCTAAGGGCGACCCCACTCAAACCGACTTCACAAATACCGTGACGATAGCGAGTTCGGTAATGTCATCGAACGACATCAGCTCATCGTCGGTCGCCGGGATCGACTTCGAAAGCTTCAGTCCGGTCTCGTCAATATCGAGAAGAAGACGGACGCGGCTCTTTCCATCCTTGCCTGTAATGAGCAGCGTGTCGCCGGCCACAGGGTCGCGGCGCTTCGTTGCGAACATCAGGCTCCCAGACTTCAGCCACGGGTCGAACGTATTGTCCGGCATGTGGAAAGCGAAGGCCGTCTCGTCCCCTTCGAGCTGGGGCGGCGCCGGCACATAGGCCTCACGTCGCGGGCTCGCAGCCGACTGCAGGGCGGCCGGCAGCGATGACACATGGCGAAGCTCCACGGTCGAAACTCGAGCCGCGGCGCGCGCGGGGCGCCGACCTTCGAGGCTGGCTTCCTCAGCCTCAGAGGCAGCCGAACGCTCGACCTTCTGAGCACCGAGGGCGTCCAGCACTTTCCGGGGGATCGGATATCCAGACCCTTCAGCGATTTTCTGGAGGGTCTTGAGGGAGGGTACGAACTGATGCTCAGGGTCGTTGAGCATTCGGAGAATTGTCGATGGCGCAAGGTTCGAGTTTCGCGCCAGATCAGTTCCAGTCCACTTTTTGCGATCGAGGATGTGATCGATCCACTCGACCACGATATCCTTCGGGGTTTTCATTTTCTCTGCCGTTTGCGCCATGAGTGCAACCTCCATAGCATGTATCTTTCGGTCAAAACTTTGATGAGTATCACCCGTGTTCGTACGGGGATTAGAAAATTCTCTCAGTGAAAAGTTGATTTCTCATAGGCGGAGCTTCCAATCCGTTTGCGCGGATGCTAACGCCACCCCTTACGATAGGTTTCGCCTGGTTGCAAACGATTTTTTGCTCCGGATTCGTTAAAACCCAAACGCCTGGCGAGAAAAGGTTGTAAAAATCAATAACTTGTGAGGCTTGACAGGTTGGAGGATTAACTTGATTTAACCCCGGTCGAGCGCAGTAAAGCTAACAGTTGCTTGAATTCCGGTGTTCGAATGCCAGCGTGGATTATGGCGCAGGCGTCCGCCGCATGCTCGTTGTCGTCGTGCAAATCCCCTGCCCGGCGCGTCAGCTTTCCCTTGTGCTTCACGTCCTTGTCATAGGTCTGCCACCCGGCGTCTGGATAGAGGCCCGCGGCCCACCTGATGATCTCGGGCTTGCCGGCCGTCTTGATCCCGACGCTGGCCATCTTGGTTTCGAGCGGCATCACCTGGATGATCTCGACCGGGCAGCCGGCGAGCACGCCGATGGCGATGCCGAAACCCAGCGCAGATCGCGCGTGCTGGGCGCCTGAGGGGATCTCGGCGAAGGCGATGGTGCAGTCCTGCACGCCTCTCATCATGCCCTCCCGCAGCTCCTGGGCGCGGCGGAGGTCGTCGCTGTTCTGGCGGACGACTTTGTTCTTGCCGGCGAGCTTCTCGGTGGAGATGGTCGTGATGCTGTCCAGCGTCAACGCGAGGGTCTCAAGATCCAGCCGCATCCTGGCGATGCCGAAGTTTGCCAACGCCGGATCGAGACCGGCAACGAGGATGGAACCCACCTGAACCCCTTGTGTCGAAGAAATCTGCGAGCCGCCACATCTAGCGGCTTGTCGTTTGTTTGAATTCAAGCTAATAACCCGCCCCGAATTTGGGGTCAACCCCACCCACTGGACGCACCCATGAGCCTCAGAGCACTGACCTGGGCCTTCGACTGCGACGTCGAGGAGCTTAATACCACCCTGAAGTTCGTCCTCATTACGCTGGCGAACTATGCCGGCGAGGATGACGAGACCTATCCCCGGCAAGCGACGATCGCCAAGAAGACCAAGCTCACCCGTCAGACAGTGAACGAAGCGCTCGGCCGGCTGCAGGAGCTGGGCCTGATCGAGATGACGCGCCGTACGCACAACACTGGCGCCTTCCGCTCGTCGGTCTACCGGCTGCTGATCCCTGCCGATTTCGGCCGTGTCAAATTCGACGACAAGGCGGATAACGACAATGGCCGCGTGTCAGATAGGCCGACACGCCATGTCAACGACAACGACAAGGGGAGTCGGCCAGACCGACAGGGTATGTCGGCGAGCCCGACAGAGGTTGTCGGCGACGACGACAACTTGAACCGTATACTAGAACCGTCACCTGAACCGTCACAAGAACCACAGCGCGCTCCGAAGCGTCGCCGCGTTCCTGAATTTCCGGCTGATGCGTTCGACCAGTTTTGGAAGCTCTTCCCCCGGAAGGACGGCAAAGGTCCGGCCCGGAAGAAATTCCAGAAGATCGCTGACGAAGGCCTCGTTGCCTTCGAGACGATCATGGATGGGCTCCGGCTCTACGTGAACAAGGATGACTTCCGCGACTGGTGCTGGCCGATCACCTGGCTCAACCAGGAGCGATGGGAAGACACGCCGGTCCAGAAGAAGGACGGCGTCGCGAAGCCGAAGCGAAGGGTGGCGATCTGATGGCCGGGGTCGATGTCGCGAAGGTCCTCAAAGAAGAGGGCATCGAGGTTCGATCGGTCAAGTTCGGCAACCAGTACGCCCGCTGCCCGCAATGCTCACACAAACGGAAAGGAGCGCACAAGAAGCTCAAATGTCTAAGCGTATTGATCGACGCCAGTGGCGTCTGTTGGAATTGCAAGAACTGCGGATGGGTTGGAGCTGAGAATGCTGAACGAAAAACACGCTCGGGGGATCGAGGACCGCGGCCTGACCGTCGAGAAGGCGGCGGATATGGGGCTCTACAGCGGGCTTCGCTTGCGCGATGGGTCAATCGAAGCTGACCTGGACGGCAACATCCTCTGCATCCCCTTCTTCGAGGGCGATGCTGAGGTCAACACCAAGTACCGCTGGCAGCAGGATGGCATCCGGATGTTCATGCAGCGCAAAGGCGCTGTGAAGACCGTCTACAATGCCAACGTCCTACTCGATGATGCGATCCTTGCCCGACTCGAAGAGGGTTTGGACTCGCTCATCTGGACGGAAGGTGAGTTCGACACCATCGCCGCACTCGAATGCGGCTACCTGACGGTCATCTCCGTGCCGGATGGCGCGCCCCCTGCCCGCGACAACAACGGCAAGCTGATCGCCGTGCCGGATGACGACCGGGACATCGATCCCGAGGACGACGACAAGTTCGCGTTCATGGCCCGTCTGATGGAGCGGATCATGCGCGTGAAGACGCACATCATCGCGACCGATGGTGACGAGCCCGGCGGCCGGCTGGCCAAGGAGCTGGTCAGACGTCTCGGTCCGGCGAAGTGCTTCTGGGTCGAGTATCCCACCGATCTCGTGGTGCCCGACAAGAAGAAGAAGGGCGCCATGCGCGCCTGTAAGGACCTCAACGAGGTCAAGAAGCACCTCGGAGAGCAAGCTGTCCGCGACGTGATCGACAATGCCAAGCCATGGCCGGTGAAGGGTCTCTTCCGTCTCTCGGATTATCCGGAGATGGAGATCCCGACGATGGCCGAGATCGGCATCTCGAAGGAGCTGGACGACAAGATGAAGTTCTACGCCGGCCAGTTCATCGTCGCGACCGGTGTGCCAAACGTCGGCAAGTCGACGCTGATCAACCAGGCGGCGGTGCTCCTGGCCAAGATCCACAAGTGGCCGTGCGCCATCTTCTCCGGTGAGAAGGCGGTCAAGCCGTTTTTGGCCAACGAACTGATGACCGCGTTCCTGGAGAAGGAACGCAAGAACTGGTCGTTCGAGGATCGTAAGAGAGCCGAGGCGTTCGTCGAGAGATACTTCCGCTTCATCGACTACGATGACACGGCGGCGGATGTCACGATGGACGTCAAGTTCGTTCTCGATCGAGCTGCTACCGCGGTATTCCGCGATGGCGTCAAGCTGCTGTTGATCGACCCGTGGAACGAGCTGGAGCACAACCGGCCGGGCAACATGTCGCTGACGGAATACGTCGGCAAAGCGATCAAGGAGTTGAAGCGGTTCGGGAAGATGTTCGGTTGCGCGGTCTGCGTCGTGGCTCACCCCACGAAGATCGCACCCGATACGGTCCCTGGACTGTACGACATCTCGGACTCTGCGCACTGGGCGAACAAGGCCGATCTCGGCATCGTCGTCCATGCGGAGGATCCGGATTCGAGCGCCAGACAGGTCTGGATCCAAAAGGTCCGCCTGAAGCGCATCGCCGGCAACACCGGCTGCGTCAACCTGTCGTTCGACGAGTCTACCGGCCTCTTCCAGCCGCATGACTTTTGACAAACTATTTGCTTGAATGCAAACGGCGTGGTAATGCGAACCGAACTAAGGAGAGAGACCAATCATGGCTTCACTGAACAAAGTTGAACTGATCGGCCGCCTCGGGAAAGACCCCGAGGTCCGAAACCTCCAGAACGGACAGGTGGCGAACTTCAGCGTCGCGACCTCCGAGACCTGGAAGGACCGCGACGGCGAGCGCCAGGAGCGCACCGAGTGGCACAACATCACCGTCTGGAACGAGAAGACGATCGAGTTCGTCGACAAGTACCTGAAGAAGGGCGACATGGTTCGCCTGGAGGGCAAGATCCAGTCGCGGAAATACGACGACAAGGACGGCAACGAGCGCACCGCCTTCGAGATCGTGATCCCGAAGTTCGCCCCGATCGACGCGCTGATGAAGCTGTCGTACGACAACGACAACAACAGCGGCGGCGGCAACTCGCGTGGCAGCAGCCGCTCGAACTCGCGCGATCGCGACGACGACCGCGGTGGCGATAACCGAGGCTCGTCGAGCCGCTCGTCCCGCTCCCGTGACGACGATCGCGGTGGCCGCGACGATGACCGCGGTGGCAGCCGCGCGTCGAGCCGCAGCTCGCGTCGCGAAGACCGTGACGATCGCGGTGGCGATGACCGCGGTTCGCGCGGTGGCAACAACAGCCGCCGCGACAACAACGACATGGATGATGACATCCCGTTTTAACGAACGGCTGTCGGTGCTGGACCGAATGAGGTTCGGCTACATCTGAGCTTCCCCTAGTGGGGAATATGAAGGGGCGCCCCTCTGGGTTCGGCGTGCAAGGGGCGCCCTTTCTTTGTCTTTTCATTTGCATACATGCAAACACCGGAGCGAGAATGAGAACCGATTCCATGGGCGGAGTGACGCTCAACGACTTCACCCGAGCACTGGAAGAAGCCGCCCGTCAGCAGGGCTTCGTCCTGGTCGACAGCTCTGAGCTGCCGCCGTTCGACAACGACAACGACAACGACGAGGGCTTCGACGAGGTCTTCGACGGTCCGACCGAGGACATCCTCGACCGGATCATCGCCGAGGCGATGCTGGAGGCCGACGAAGAGCTGGCCGCTCAGATCGACCGCGCCCACAAGCGCGAAGCTGTCGCCCAGCTCGGGCGGATCATCGAGGGTATCTCGATCCTCGCAAGCGTCCAGGCCGACCTGGTCAAGGCGCTGGTCCTGGAGGACTGAGATGGCTCGCAACCGAACCGTCCTCGAAGTCGATACCGGCGCCCTCGGCGAATACTACGACTGGCTCAAGGCCGCCTCTAACGGAGACGTCCTGGTCTACTGGCAGGGCGACCTCCAGTACGACCGCCAGGTTGTGATCCCCGAGAGCGATGTCCTGCGCACGGCCGATCGCCAGCGCATCAACATGCTCAACGTCATCGCCGACCGCATCATGCGTGATGCCAAGGCTGGCGAGTTGTCGCTGACCCAGTTCCGGATCGGCGAGAGCATCTACGAGTACCGCGCCACCCGTCGCCGGCAGTCCTACCCCGGCCAATCGAAGGTCTCGGAAACCCCGCATGACAACCTCGTCCTCGCTTGAGGATCGCATCGCGGCTCTCGGCTGGCTCGCCCATGGTGGTGAGCTGGCCGTTGGCCTGAAGGGCGATCGCGCAAAACACAGTGACGTCATCTGGCAGCTCCTCGTCGAAGCTGTCGAGGTGATCGACAAGACTCCAGATCAGGAGCGGCGCTGGCTGACGTCCGGCAGCCGATCCGGCGGCTGGAACATGATCGGCATGACCCGTGCCGATCTGCAGGAGATCGAACGTATCCGCTTGCTGAGCGCGATGAAGCCCTATGACGGAACCACAAAGACATCCCCCCAGCGCAACGACGTCGACCGAGCCCTCGGTGTCCTTGGCTGGATGCGTTGGTGCAATGCTGCGCGCCTGGCAGATCGACTTGCCAAGGCAGCTATCGCACTGGCTCGCGGCGGGGATCAGGAAGCTGTTCACCGGCTCTACTGCCCGACCCGCAAGCCCAACCGCCAGAACATCGGAGAGATACGCACGCGAACCGTTGGCTTCATCCTGACCGGACTGAAGAACGAGATGCAGATCGTGCCGGCGCAGGGCCTCGCATTCCGTGAGGTCCACAATGTCGCGTAGCCAGGAAGAGACGGAGGCGTACCTGCGCCTCCAGTCCGCCCATCGTGTCTACCAGGGCACGATCAAGCGGTGGGAAGGCTCCTACCTCGCCGGCAATACCGGTGAGATTGAGCTGGCGCTCAGCGCTACGTTCGACGCCCACCAAGCAGTGATGGATCGAGCACAGGAGCTGCTCGATGCGCAGATGCGGCAGGACCGCATCGATCCCCGCACGAGGAGATCGTTTTGAAGAGAAGAGAGGTCGTCATCGACACCGAGACCACGGGGCTGGACCGCAAGGTCGACCGCGTGATCGAGATCGGCTGCGTCGAGCTGATCGACCTCATGCCCACCGGTCGCAACTACCACAAGTACGTCAATCCGCAGGGGCAGAAGGTTCATCCTCAGGCCTTCAAGGTTCACGGCATCGGCGACGTCTTCTTGTCGACGAAACCCACCTTCAAGCGGATCGTTGACCGGTTCCTCGAATACATCGGCGATGCGCCGCTCGTGGCGCACAACGCCGCGTTCGATATCGGCATGCTGAACGAGGAGCTGGACCGGCTCGGCTACGCTCCGCTGAAGAACGAGGTGATCGACACCCTGGAGATGGCGAAGAAGGCCAAACCCCGGGCGCGGCACACGCTCGATGCGCTTTGCTCCACCTACGACGTCGATAATTCGAAGCGTAAGGAGCACGGCGCCCTGCTCGACGCCGGACTCCTCGCAGAGGTCTACGTCGAGATGCTCGGCGGCAGGCAGTTCGGCATGGAGCTGAACGTCGCCGCCGAGGAAGAACCTGAAACTGTCCGGCCTCTCATCCGGCCACGCCCCATTCCGCTGGCGCCGAGAGTGACCGACCAGGACCGCGCGGCACACGCCGCATTCGTCGAAACCCTCGGTGATAAGGCCATCTGGCTGGATTACCGCGCCTAATCGTTTGCTTGAACGCAAGGAGATTTGCAAATGCAACCGCCCAGCTATCGCCGCACCGGCCACATCGGCATGTCCGAAGAGGCTCGCAAGGCGCGCATGTCGTCCATCGGTGGATCGGACGCCAAGATCATCATGTCAGGCGACCAGAAGGCGATCGAACGTCTCTGGCGCGAGAAGCGCGGCGAGATCCCACCGCTCGACATGAGCGAGGTCATCCTCGTCAACCTCGGCAATCTGACCGAGCCGCTCAACGCCGACCTCTTCGAGAAAGAGACCGGCTGGTGGGTCACCGACGAGCAGCGCAAGGTCCACTATCCGGAGTGGGACAAGGCGCACACCACGCTTGACGGCCTCGTGCGCGAGACGCCGACCTCGGACCCGTTCGCGGTGGTCGAGTTCAAGTTCATGTTCCCGTTCGGCTTCGACATCGAGAAGGCGATCGAGAAGTACTACCCGCAGTGCCAGCACAACATGATGGTGACCGATCAGCCGGTCGCCTACCTGTCGATCCTGACGGGTGCTGCGCAGTGGTACAAGGCCGAGATCGAGGCAGACGTCTTCTATCACTCCGAGCTGCTCAAGGCTGAGCAGGAGTTCTGGAAGTGCGTCGAGACCGGGCAGATGCCTGGCACGCCGGAGATCGTGGTGCCGCTCGTCGACCGCATCCGCGTGGTCGACATGAACCAGAGCAACGAGTGGGGCGAGCACGCCGAGTGGCTGAAGAAGACGGCCACGGCGGCGAAGAAGCATGAGTCCTCCAAGAAAGCGATCAAGAACCTGATGCCGGCCGACGCCAAGGAAGCGTCCGGCAAGGGCGTGACGGTGAAGCTGTCGAAGGACGGCAAGCTGCTGATCGACATCGACAAGGACCAAGTCAAGAAGATCGACGAGGAACTGGGGATCTTCCCGCCTCCGACGAAGAAGTCGTCGTCGAAGCCCCGGAAGAAGAAGGGCGACAACGACAACAACAAGGACACGGCGGAGGCGGCGTAACCGCCTCCCCTTCACCATCACCAACGAGGACGAGCGATGAGCACCAACGACAATCTCGCAATCTGGAACGAGGTCGAGCGCACCGACCCCGAGTACACCAAGCAGTTCAGCCGCGGCGGCGGTTTCAAGGGCACGGCGACCAACGCCACCTACCTGATCAAGAAGGCCACCAAGATGTTCGGCCCGATCGGCATCGGCTGGGGTTGGAACATCATCGAGGAGACGTACCAGCCCGGCCAGGACAAGGACATCGTTCACGTCCTGCGCATCAAGCTCTGGTACGAGTGGAACGGCAAGCGCGGCGAGATCGAGCACTTCGGTCAGACTCAGTTCGTCGGCAAGAACCGCAACGGCTACTTCACCGACGAAGAGGCGCCCAAGAAGTCGCTGACCGACGCGCTCTCCAAGAGCCTGTCGACCCTGGGCTTTGCGGCGGACATCCACCTCGGCATGTACGACGACAACGGCTACGTCCGCGATCTGAAGGCTGACTTCCGGGACGAGGACGAGTTCGCCAACGACAACAAGCGCGGTGGCGATCGTCGCGATGACCGGCCGGCGCAGAAGGACGAGGGCTCTGCCCCTGCCCTGACCGCCCAGGAAGCGGACGCGATCATCGACAAGTGGGAGAAGGCGATCAAGGAATGCGCGACCAACAAGGACGTGCTGACCCTGGTCGGATCGGAGGACTTCAAGACCGATCTCGCCAAGCTCCACGTCGATGACGAGAAGTTCCTGCGCAAGAAGGCCAACGACCGCTCGAAGGAGCTGAAGGCCAACAGGGACAACAAGTCCGACGCGGCATGACCCAGGCTGAGGCCTACGTCCAGTTGGCCTCATGGGGGATCAATCTGGTTCAGAGCCCATCAGGCCTTCGGGACTGGTGGGCGACTGAGCGGGTCCGTCGCGAGCAGTACGGACTCTCGCAAGAGCAGATCGATCTCCTCGTCGAGGCTTGCAAGGAGCGGATCGCCATCTTGGAAGAGATCGCAACCGATAACCCCCAATCGCAACCGAAACAGAGAAGAGCGCGGGCGCCACGTCGCCGAGCGGCCATTTGAACCGATGACCAGAGCATGAGCAAGGCGAACAGCAAATCCAACAATCCTTGGATCTACGTCATCAAGAACGAGGATGGGCTTCTGCAGCCATACGCGAACTACGACCGCGAGATGTTCGATCAGATGCCCTTTGACAAGGTGCTGCGGGTCAACGTTGCCCAGCAGCGCAGCCAGCCGCGTCATCGGCTGTACCGCGTCCTGCTCCGGCAGGTCGTGAAGAATACCGACATGTTCGTCAGCGAGGACAGCCTCCACAAGACGCTGCTCCTGGGCTGCGGCGTGACCGAGCCGATCATGACCACGGCCGGCGAGATCATCATGATCCCCTCGTCCACCGCGTTCGACGCGATGAAGGAGGAGGTGTTCAAAGCCTACTTCGACGAGGCCGTGAACATCATCAGCACTCACATCATCCCGGGAGTCGACATCAACGAGCTGCTCGACGAGGCCCGGGCTGAAGCCAACTTCAAGGAAGCTGCTTAATGGACCTGATCGACCACGAACCCAACGACATCAAATTCATCGGCCACTATCTCGACGAGGACGGTGTCGTCGCCGACGTCCTGGCGCGCGTCTCCGCCGATCCGGTGGCCATCGAGCGCTGGCTCGCCCCCAAGAGCTGGGGCTTTCCGCTGCACGCCAGCGCCGTCACGCTCAAGGCTCTGCCCGAGCACGCCGGCTGCCTGATGTTCGCCGCAATGGGCATCAGGAACTTCTACGGGATGTGGCATGCGGACAATCCGCACACCGCCTTCGGGCTCGAGGACGACGTCCAGATCGAGGACGGTATCATCAACGACCCCCGGTATCCGGACAACCTCTCCTTCCGCGTGATCGAGCGGGTCAAGGAAGAGCTGCGCAAGGTTCCGGAGGCTGCGTGATGCAGTACTACTGGCCGCGCATTGGCGATTGGGAGGGTTGTTTCGTCACCTACATCGTCAAGCTGGAAGCGTGTCCGTCGCACAGCGATTGGATCGTGCCCGGCACCTATCACGACCCGGAGTTCGTCTGATGCCGGGTAAGAGCAATGCTCCGTATCTCGATGTCGTCAGACAGTGCGTCGAGAGCATCAACTTCTACAAGCAGAACGGCATGCCCGCTGAGGACGCTGGCGTGCTGATCACCACACCGAAGGGCTGGAAGGCGCCTCCGAAGTTTCCCCGCGGGGAGATCTTCCAGGTCAAGCCTGACGGCACCCGTATCCGCCGCCTCCCTGCCCTGAGGCTCATCGCCTGGTTCGTCGGAGCCGGCATCGTCAAAGTCATCTATGAGGATCGAAATGACTTCGCAATCGACACCAACGACGGAACAGCGCCCCTCCCACCGAGCGATCCACATGGCGGTCCGAAACATCCTGTTCAACGAGATGGGGCTGAGCCGGGAGGCGATCCACAACCAGGTCGAAGCTGAGATCACGGGCGTCACCAACCGGCGCTTCCGCGATCTCGAAGAGGTCGAGGGCTACATCCTCCGCGCCATCAGCAAGGTCGTCTACGGTCGGTACAGCGCCGACCGCATCAGGAAGATGATCGAGGATCAGGTTGGCAAGTGCGTGTCCGCCTACGTCAAGAAGCAGGTCGACGAGATCCTGGGCGACAAGCTGAAGATCGAGATCAAGGCGTGAAACGCATCCTGAAGCACGAACAGACCGTCACCTTCGACGGCGAGGACGGGGAGAAGCTGCGGGTGTCCTACGACAACCGCGGCGAACCCTACCGCCAGGGCGTCTCGCTCTGGCTCGAGTCCGGCTCCACCCTGCAAGGCGTCTTCATCGACGAGAACGAAGTCCGCCGGCTGCAGAACCTTTTCGACATCCTCTTCCCAAGGAAACAGCGCGATGAACCCCAAGCTACTCCCCGCCAACGATGATCTCCCCGGCCAGATCAGCAGAATCGTCGAGGAGGCCGGCGAGACCCTCCAGGCGATCGGGAAGGTCGAGAGATTTGGCATCCAGAGCTATCACCCTGCCGGCGGGCAGAACAATGCCGCTCACCTCCTCTCGGAGCTGGCTGACCTGCGTCATGCCATCTCGGCGGCCGAGCAAAACCTGACCGATCACGCCAAGATCATCCTCCTCCACGGGGACCAGAAGCACGAGCTGCACTGGACCAGCACGCTGATCACGACGCGGGAGCTGCGCGATCTGATCGGCGACGAGGATCACGACAACGACAACGACTTCAACGCCGAGCACAAGGCGATCGCGGTCTGCGCCGGCCAGTGGCACCGCGAAGGCCTTGAATGGCGGTTCTACGTCGACCCTGAGCTGGACTGATGGCTGAGGTCGGCCTTGACGAATGGGCGAGCTGGCGTTGCATCCACGACAGCAGCAAGTTCTGCCCTCCGGAGGGATGCCCGAAGAGCTACGGCTGCGCCCGCGATGACGGGTGGAAGCCAGGCCTTCCGACACCTGACGGCGCCCTCGGGCGAGTGCCGCTTCCGCTCCCCGAAGCGTAGCACCTTTTCTTGACTGTTTGCTTGAATGCAAATAGACAGCGGGCATGCAAACAGTCCTCGATCTCGCCCCACCTCCAGGCTTCCGGAAGGCCATCCCGGTCACCGTGAAGCTGGAGGTGGTCATTAGACAGCACAGCCTCTGCACCAAATGCGGCAAGCGGCTGGGCAAGCTCGACGACACGCAATTCGACCACGTCCCCGCGCTGCAGCTGCGCTGCTGGGACGCTGAAGCCAAGGACACGACTCCGTGGGCGAACGATCCCGAGTTCATCCAGGCAAAACACGCCGACTGTCATGCGCAGAAAACCTTCGGCTCGAAGGACGAGCTGACGCGCGGTGACGTCACTGAGATCGCGCGGACGAAGCGCATCGCGAAATCAACCGAGGAATTCCGGCGCAAGATGCTGGCGAAGGTCGATCCGGATGTACCGGAGCCTGCGCAGCCGAAGCGCCCGAAGAAGAAGTGGCCATCACGGCCATTTCCGAAGAGGGGGAAGAATGGAAGCCCACGTTCGAGAGGTGAAGAAGGAGGTCCAGAAGCTGAAGGATAGTGGGGAGATCGAAGCGTTCGAACTCGCCCATGACAAGAGACACCACAGGGTTCGCTTCCTGGTGAAGGGCAAGTGGTTTTCCGTGCCCTTCGCAGCGTCCCCGAGAACCCCATACGCCAACAACTTCACTCGGCAACAGATCCGAAGAGTCATTCGATCCTTGCCCTGACGTTTGCATGAATTCAAAGAGGAGAGACTAAATGAGATCAGTCGACGACACCCACATGGGAATGCTGAAGGCGTTCCACTTCCTGCTCGCCCGCCGCAACAATCCGCCCCCGCCGAAGCGCAAGCACACCTACGAGACCGCCGGGACCGTCGTGCATGCCTCGCGCCGCCTGCTCCCTGCTGAGCCTCGAAGGTGGCCGGCCTCGTCGCGCAGCTCGCGGTGCTCGATCCCCACACCGATGGCGATCAGATCAAGGACATCCTGAAGCAGCTCGGCGCGCAGCCCGTGAAGTTCGTTCCGGTCAAGCGCGAGACGCCGATCTCGACTTCGAAGACCTACCCCTACCGCTCCAAGAAGCGCGGCGGCTGAGACCGCCCAGGACTCACGGAGACTCCGATCTCCGTGGCGTCCCCCTGCTCACCCAAAATGTAAGAGGCCCAATAATAATGCTGTTCGAAGAGCAGATCGCCAGAAAGCCGAACCTGTATCCCTGGACCCAGGAGTTCATTGACAGGATCTGGGCCGGCTTCTGGACGCCAAACGAGTTCGACTTCAAAGCCGACTACGGCCAGTTCAAGACAGAGCTGACCGACCAGGAGCGGCAGGTCATCGTTCGCACCCTCTCCGCCATCGGTCAGGTCGAGATCGCCGTGAAGCGCTTCTGGGCGCAGCTCGGCAACAACTTCCCCCATCCGTCCATGTCCGATCTCGGATACTGGATGGCGGCGACCGAGGTCACTCACAACCTCGCCTACGAGAAGCTTCTGGAGACGCTGCGCCTCGGCGACGTGTTCGAGCAGAACCTCAAGGAGCCGGTGGTTCGCAACCGCGTCGACTATCTGCGGAAGTATCTCGATCGGGTCTACACCGACGACAAGAAGCAGTTCGTCTACGCGATCATCCTCTTCACGCTCTTCGTGGAGAACGTGTCGCTGTTCAGCCAGTTCTACGTCGTGCTCTGGTTCAACCGCTTCAAGAACGTCCTAAAGGACACCGCCCAGCAGGTCCAATACACCCGCAACGAGGAGATGCTTCATGCCCAGGTTGGCATCAAGCTGATCCACACTCTGCGCGAGGAGTATCCGGAGCTGTTCGACGCCGATCTCGAAGCCCGCGTCCTCGAAGAGTCCAAGGTCGCCTATCAGGCCGAGAAGGACCTGATCACCTGGATGATCGGCGACTACAGCGACAGCAAGATCTCCGCCGAGATCCTGCACGGCTTCGTCCAGAACCGCCTGAACGACTCGCTGCATGCCATCGGCTTTGCAGTCCCATTCGTCGTCGACAAGTCCATCGCCGAGACCACCCGGTGGATGGATGAAGAGTCCTACGGAAACAACATCGTCGACTTCTTCCACAAGCGCCCGGTCGATTACGCCAAGAAGAACCGGGTCTATACCACCGAGGACCTTTTCTGATGCACAGATGGCTCAACGACGACTCCAGGACCTTCCTGGAGCGCGGATACCTGCAACCCGGTCAGTCGGCCGAGCAGCGCATCCGTGAAATCGCCGACACCGCAGAGACCATCCTCGGCATGACCGGCTTCGCCAAGAAGTTCGAGGACTACATGCACGCGGGGTACATCTCCCTGTCGAGCCCGGTCTGGTCGAACTTCGGCACCGATCGCGGCCTGCCGATCTCCTGCAACAACTCCTACTTCGAGGACACGACCGAGAGCATCCTGCTCAAGACGGCCGAGATCGGGATGCAGACCAAGTTCGGCGCCGGCACCAGCGCGTTCCTGGGCGCCCTGCGTCCCCGTGGCGCACCGATCCGCGGCGGCGGGGCCTCGTTCGGCCCGATCCACTTCATGGAGATGCTGGAGACCACGACCAACATCATCAGCCAGTCCACGGTCCGCCGTGGATCCTGCGCGGTGTACCTGCCGGTCGAACACCCCGATATCCATGAGTTCCTCGACTGCCGCGAGGAAGGCTCGCCGATCCAGCGCCTGTCGCTGGGCGTGTGCATCTCCGACGCCTGGATGAAAGCCATGGTGGCGGGCGACCAGGAGAAGCGGAAGCTGTGGATGCGCATCCTGCAGAAGCGCTTCGAGACGGGCTACCCGTACATCTTCTGGACCAACACCGTGAACAACGGTGCGCCCGAGGTCTATCGGAACTACGGGATGAAGATCCATTCGAGCAACCTCTGCTCGGAGATCGCCCTCGCCTCCTCGGCGGAGGAGTCCTTCGTCTGCAACCTCGCCTCGATGAACCTGCTCTGGTTCGACGAGTGGAAGAAGACTGACGTCGCTCAGACGCTGGTCTATTTCCTCGACGCGGTCATGAGCGAGTACATCGAGAAGACCGAAGGCGTCCCGCTGATGCAGACGGCGCGCAACTTCGCCATGCGGCAGCGTGCCATCGGAATCGGTTCGCTCGGCTGGCACTCCTACCTGCAGTCGAACATGATCCCGTTCGAGTCCATGCAGGCCAAGCTGCTGAACACCAGCATCCACTCGTTCATGCAGGGCGAGACGCTGGAAGCCAGCCAGCGCATGGCGAAGGAGTACGGTGAGCCCGAACTGCTGAAGGGCTACGGCCGGCGCCATGTCACGCTGATGTCGATCGCGCCGACCACGTCGTCGTCGTTCATCCTGGGCCAGGTGTCGCCGTCGATCGAGCCGCTCGACAGCAACTACTTCGTCAAGGATCTGCAGAAGGGCAAGTTCACCTATCGGAACCCCTACCTGCAGAAGGTCCTGGCAGATCACGCCAAGGATGACGAGGACACCTGGCGCAGCATCCTGCTCAAGGGCGGGTCAGTCCAGCACCTGGACTTCCTGACCGACAACGAGCGGGCGGTGTTCAAGACCTTCGGCGAAATCTCGCAGCACGAGATCATCGTCCAGGCCGCCGGCCGGCAGAACTTCATCGATCAGAGCCAGTCTCTGAACCTGAAGATCCATCCGGAGACGCCGCTGCGCGACGTGAACCAGCTGATGATCAGCGCGTGGGAGCTGGGCGTGAAGACGCTCTACTACCAGCGCTCGACCAACCCGGCGCAGGAATACGTCCGCAACCTGCTCTCCTGCGTCTCCTGCGAGGCGTAGTTGTTCACCGAGCTGGAGATCGTGGAGCGCTGCCTTCTGCTGTTCTCCAAGCCCGGAAGGTGGACGCAAAAGACATGCGCGCGGGATCGGCAGGGTAAGCCAGTCCCCGTGTTCAGCAAGGAGGCCCGATCCTTCGACATCGAGGGAGCCATCCGCCGAGCTGCTGGCGAAGAGGATCGGAGCGCGTACGCGCGCTTCGTGCCCCTGATCAAGGGGCAAGTGCAGAAGCATCCGTTCGACTGGAACGACGTGTCGGGTCGTGACCAAAAGGAGGTTGTCCGGATGTTCGAAGACATCGCCGACGAATTTCGATTTAGGAGACCTGAGTGAGCGACCTGAAAGAATACAATCTGAGAGGCATCGAGGAATGGCGGGAATACGACTTCGCCGGCCGCGTCTATCGGATCACCAATCCGCAGAAGGTGATGTTCCGTCCCGGCGGCACCACGCATCGCGTCATCGACGCTGAGGGCATCGCGCATTACGTCCCCGCTCCCGGCGAGCAGGGCTGCGTTCTGCGCTGGAAGGGTGAGGTGATCGCATGAACACGGCGGCTGTGAACCTCCCCAACGGCGTCACCCTCGCCGACCTCGACGCCTTCGAGAGGGCCGTCGAACCATCATCGACGTGTCCCACCGCCTCGCCAAGCACTGGTGGATCGAGCCAAAGACCGGCGAGGACCTGCGGAAGAACCCGTTGATCGTGCCGACGAAGCTGTTGCTGACCGTCAGCGAGATCTGCGAGGCCATGGAGGGCGACCGCAAGGACGCCATGGATGATCACCTGCCGCAGTTCCCCGCCTTCGCCACTGAGCTGGGCGATGCCATCATCCGGATCGGCGATCTGGCCGGCGCCGTGTCGGCCAAGGTCGGCTCCGCAGCCAAAGCAAAGCTGCTCTACAACGCGAGCCGGCCGGACCATAAGGCCGAGAACAGGGTGAAGAAGGGCGGCAAAAAATACTGACAACTTCTTGACTTTTGGTTTGCTCGAATGCAAACCATGCGCAGCAAACAAGGAGCCACCCGATGGTCGGAGTCTTTTTGGCCAACCACCTGCTCGACGGACTGGGGATCTATCTCCTCTGCTCCGCCGTGTTCAAAGGAGCCCGGGGCTACCCGGTTCGACGCTGGTTCTTCTGATCCAGCGTTTGCATGAATTCAACCCGTTCCAATTGGAGCACCTAAGGAGAACTACATGAAGAAACTCATCCTGGCAGCAGTCGCCGTCCTGGCAATGTCTGTCACGGCCTATGCGGAGCCCGCGAAGTTCCGCCTCTGCACGGGCAACAGCCAGCTCAACTACTTCAAGGCTGGTCACATCCTGAAGTCCAAGTCGTCTGCGGCCCAGGTCGAGGTCGTGGAGACCAAGGGCTCGATCGACAACCTGGACAAGGTCACCAGCGGCGAATGCGACGGCGCATTCGTGCAGTCCGACGCCCTGCTCGTCTACTCGGCTCGCAACGCCAAGGCGATCTCGTCGCTGGAGCGCGCCGGCATCCTCTACCAGGAGCAGGCTCACATGATCTGCAACCGCAACGTCAACTTCGGCCGCATGGTCGACCTGAACCAGTCCCACACGGTTGCGATCGGTCCGGATGGATCGGGCGCCAACACCACCTGGGCTGCGTTCGTGATGGCCGACAAGGCCCGCTACGGCAAGGTGAACACCGACACCCGCTCGGGTCTCCGCGCTCTCTCGGCAGTCGCCGATGGTTCGCAGGTCCAGTGCGCCCTGATCGTCACCGCCCTGAACAGCCCGTTCATGAAGGTCGACGCCCAGAAGCTGGGCGACCGCGTTGTGCTCGTCGGTACCGATGACCGCGACATGACCAAGGGCGCGAAGGATGCCCGCGGCCAGTACGTCTACACGTACGGTGAGATCCCGGCCGGCACCTACCCGGCGATCCAGCCGTCCGGCACGGTCTACGGCACCAAGGCGATCGGCACGATCCAGCTCGACGCTGTCTTCGTGACGAACAACTCCTGGATCGATGCTCACGACCGTGAGTACGACGCCCTCCTGCGCGCCTTCGCCAACGCGAAGCCGGAAATCGCGAAGCTCGCTCAGCCGCAGTAAGCGGTGAGGCACGACGGTCGCCCCTCCGGGGGCGGCCGTTTCCTTTTTCATTAGGCAATTTTCCAGGAGAGATAAGTGACCGACGAAGCAGTGACCGACGAGAAGAGGCTCGAGTTCGCGACGCAGGCCAGACAGCTGCTGGCCCTGTTCAATGAACCGTTCTGGGGCGCGACCCGAGAGCAGACCGACGAGATGCATCTCGCTGACTATTGCGAGACGCTTGCCAAAGGCCGTGCTGATCTCGGCTTGGCGGAAGAGACGGCGATGCACGCTGTCATGGGCCCGAGCGACATCGTCTACGCCTTCACCGGCAACACACCGAATGCCGGCGATCGCGCGAAGGCGCTGGTCGGCTTCATCAACACGATGCCGTTCCTGCTCGATGCGCTCGAAGAACTGATCGATCTGAAGCGGACGTACTCCGCCCGAGTCACCGAGCTGATCACCCACAACTCTGAGCAGCTCATGGAGAACTGCGCTCAGCGCGATGTCATCCGTCAGCAGCAGGCGAAGATCGACTGGCTGCTGAAACAGATCCCAGGCGTGGAGGCGGCATGAACGACATTGCCCCATCTTGGAAGGTGGGGAAGCGCGATGGCATCAAACGATATCGTAGCACATGCAAGCATCACGGTGAGACGATCAGGTGGACCACCAACGGCACCTGTATCCACTGCAACAAGGTGCAGGCTGACGCATACCGGAAGCGAAACCCGAAAAAGCTGCTGGTTTCCAGGAGGAAGTGGGACGCAGACAATCCTGAGAAGGCGATGCTGCAGCGTGCGCGAGGGCGCGCTCGTTCGATGGGCCTTCCGTTCGACCTAACCATTGATGACATCGTGATCCCTGAGACCTGCCCAGTTCTTGGCATCCCTCTGATCCGAAGCGGTCATCCTGACAGCAGGCCATCGCTCGATCGCGTGAAAAACGAACTGGGGTACGTCAAGGGGAATGTGAACGTCATTTCCTACCTGGCGAACAGGATCAAAAACAACTCGACTCTCGACCAACTCAAAAAGGTAGTTGCCTACTATGAAGAAAACATCAGCTGAGATCATCAGCGACAGCATCAGCCCTCTGGGTATCCGCCTGACTACTGTCAAGGTGGTATTCCCTCGCATGCTGCTTCCGGAGTTCAACACTCATCGCGTCTTCTCTAGGAATTTTCGGTCGAGCCGCGCAGTGCCTGTGGTCAGATTACTAGAAGAGGTTCGAACCTCTCCATATGAGCCGTACGTCTGGCTCCGGAACAAGTCTGGAATGCAGGGTGGTGAACCAATGTCTCCAGAAGAGATTTTGGTAGCTCGGAAAGCTTGGCAGGTTGGTGCCCTTTCGGCTGCCGACACGGCGGAGCGACTAGCAAAGTCTGGCGTGCATAAACAGTGGGCGAACCGCGGCCTTGAGCCATATCTGTACGCTCATGGCGTCGTCACCGCGACCGAGTGGGACAACTTCTTCGAGCTGCGCGACCACAAGGATGCCCAGCCGGAGATCGAGGCGCTGGCGAAGGCGATCAAGGGTGCGTTCGAGGGCAGCGTTCCGGAAACGCTTCGGCCCGGTGAATGGCACCTCCCCTTCGTGACCGACTACGAGAAGGAATGGCTAGATCTGGAGACCCAGAGGAAGGTCTCCGTCGCCCGCTGTGCCCGCACCTCGTACCTAACGCATGAGGGAAAGATGCCGCTCGTCCACAAGGATCTGCAGCTCTACCACGACTTGGTCGGCGCCCGACCGCTCCACGCTTCGCCGGCAGAGCACCAGGCCACGCCGGACGTCTGGAGCGATCCTGACTACGCGGGCGAGTTCCGATGGGCTCAGCCCGAGCTGCACGGCAACCTGGTCGGCTTCGTCCAGAACCGGAAGATCATCGAAAGGGAGATCGCATGAAGGTCGCGCAGGCCTACTACTCGACCGCTGTCGAGCACAAGGAGATGCCAGGGTGCTACCTGGCGACCTTCGCGATCCCTGGCGATGCCCCGCAATGGGTGAACGACACGGACGGCAGGCCGAAGATCTTCAAGCGGGCCGACGAGGCTGAGCTGGCGGGTTTCAAGGTGATGGTGTCCAAGCTCAACAGGGCTCGGGATGTCCAGAACTTCCGGACCAAGGACGGCTTCAAGCGGAAGGGCAGGATCAAGGTCTTCCGCTCCGCCGACACCGAGGACCACAAGCACACGGTCGAGTCGGTGTTCGGGAGGAAGTCATGAGCGGTGAGCACTGGACGAACGTGACCACCATCGACGACAGCTTGGAGGTCGAGATGGACGCCTACCGAGATCCCTCCTCCCGCGGAGCATGGCGCCATCGGCCGATGAGCTTCAACGGCATCAACACAGACTGGATACCCGGGCGACCGCCGAACGGCCCCTACGCGAAGAAAGACTGAGACCATGACCGAGACGACTGAAGTGAAGCAGGACAACGACGACGGGATCAGACCAATGATCTCGATGTCCCAGGTCCTCAAGCGGATCCCGTTGAGCCGATCGACGATCGAGCGGAAGGTGAAGGAAGGCACCTTTCCCCACTCCTACCCGATCGCGCCGATGCGCGTCGGCTTCTTCCTCGACGAGATCGTCGAGTGGCAGAAGCAGCTAGTCGCGAAGGCGGCTGCGAAAGCAGCGTGAATGAGGAGGCCGGGTAACCCCGGCCTTTTTCTTTTGTGGATTCGATCCAAGAAATTTGCGGACCCCGTGCGGACCCCAGGCTATATTCCCTTCCACGCTGTTTTTGGCCAGCGTTAGAAGTGCCTGATTTTGTTTAGGGATTTGGTCGGGGCAGCTGGATTCGAACCAACGACCTGCAGTACCCAAAACTGCCGCGCTACCAGGCTGCGCTATACCCCGACATTTCCGAGAAGCCCCGTGGATACACGCTTCAGTCAGCGCCAGCAAGGCACGGATGGGGGCCTCGTGCGACGAATCCGGCACCGGTTTCCGTCCGGAAATCGCGTCAAAACCGGATG